TTATTAGATTAGATGGAGAGGCAGAGGTAGTTTTACAAGCTGGTGATGAGATTCGAGTACAAAACTCAGGTACTCAGACAGTAACCTACATAGCAACTGTAGAGTTCATGCCTGAGATGACAGTTCAATTCCAATTCTAAGGAGAATAGTATGCCAATGGTAGACGGAAAGAAATACCCTTACACTAAGAAGGGCAAACAAGAGGCAGCTTCGGCTAAGATCAGCAAGCTTCGTAAAGAAGGTATGCCACAGAAGCAAGCAGTAGCTGTTGGCCTAGCCATGACTGGTATGTCTAAGAAGAAGAAAGCTAAAAAAGGATCTTCTCGTGGTTACTAAGCCCGGCCTCTATGCCAACATCAATGCAAAGCGTAAGCGCATAGCTGAAGGCTCTGGTGAAAAGATGCGGAAAGTTGGCTCTAAAGGCGCTCCTACTGCTAAGGCATTTAAACAGTCTGCAAAGACAGCAAAGAAGAAATAAATGGTAAAGAAAGTATATCAGAACCCAGAAGGTGGCTTAAACGCTAAAGGCAGGGCATACTTTAAGAACAAGGAAGGCGCTAACCTGAAGCCTCCAGTGTCCTCTAAAGAGGCTGCAAAGTCTCCTAAGAAAGCTGGACGTAGGAAGTCATTCTGTGCTCGTATGAGTGGAGTGCCGGGACCTATGAAGGATGAGAAGGGTAGACCAACAAGGAAAGCATTAGCACTTAGGAAATGGGATTGCTAAATGGCAAACAAAACTTATCTAGAACTTGTCAATGATGTACTGGTTAGACTTCGTGAGAACGAGGTTACTTCAGTCAACGACACAACATACTCCAAACTAATTAGCAAGTTCGTTAATGACGGTAAGAGGCAGGTAGAAGACGCATACAATTGGAATGCTCTGTCTGAAACTCTAACCGTTTCTACTACTGCTAATCTGTTTAACTATGTAATGACTAATGCTGGTATTAGATTTAGAATCTTTGATGTTTTAAATGATTCTAGTAATTGGTTTTTAGAAAATGCTTCTACTAGCGACATGAACAACTGGTTTCTAAATCAGTCTCCTGAGTACGGTTCTCCTCGTTATTTTAACTTTAACGGTGTAGACTCAAATGGCGATACTCAAGTAGACTTGTATCCTATTCCTAATGCCAACTATATTATTAACTTTAATATTATTAAACCACAGGCACAACTAGTTCTTAACTCAGACCAGATAAAGGTTCCTGATGAGCCTGTTATATTTTTAGCCTATGCAAAGGCATTAGCGGAACGTGGAGAAGATGGTGGGTTAAGCAGCTCTGAGGCTTATGCTTTATATCAAACATCTTTAGCAGATCATGTGGCAAACGAAGGCAATCATTATCCAGATGAATTTACTTGGGACGCTGTCTAATGGCATCTCCATCACAAACGGCTAGTATTGCTGCACCGGGATTCTTTGGACTAAACATCCAAGAGTCTGCAGTGTCTCTGTCTTCTGGCTTTGCGCTAGAGGCTAACAACTGCGTGGTTGATAAGTATGGTCGTATCGGTGCTCGTAGAGGTTGGACACCTGTAAACACAGCAGTCAACACAGACTTAGGCGCTGCTAACCCAGTAGAGTTTATGTTTGAGTTAACAGATAATGGGTCTAGTCAGTTCCTTAGTGCTGGTAACAATAAGCTGTTTACTGGCACTACAACGATGACCACCAAGGCTGTAAGAAACCAAGCTAACAGTGCAGACCTAACCTACACAATCACTGGTAACAACTGGCAGGGAGCTGCTCTGCCTTACGGCGATGGGTCTGCTGCAGAACCTCATGCATACTTAGTTCAGTCTGGTCATCCTATGCTGATGTACCATCGTATGGCTACTCCGGGAACTGGAGCTACGTTTACAGTTTCTACTGTCTCTAGCGGTGCTATCACTGGTTTGACTATTACTGCTGCTGGCTCAGGATACAATGTAGGAGATATCCTAACCTTGTCTGGTGGAACTACTGCTGCTACTGTGACTGTGGCTACACGATCTGGTACAGGAATCGCTACTGTAACTATTACCACTGGTGGAGCTGGTTATTCAGTATCTAATACGCTGACCAGCACAGTAACAACCACTGCTAACCCACACTCTCACACAGGCTCATTCGGCTTCCAGAGGCTTGCTGATGTAGGGACAATACCTTTGGGGTATTCTGTTGGTGACTTCGCTCCTAACTGCTCTCTAGCGGCTTATGGACGTATCTGGGTGGCAGACATTGCTGGAGATCCTCAGACAGTCTACTTTACTCGCTTACTAGATGGATCAGACTTTCAAGGTGGAGACTCTGGCTCTCTGTCCTTAAACGCTGTCTTCCCTAACTCGGATAAGATAGTTGCTATTGCAGCGCACAACGGATTCCTGATTATCTTTGGTCGTAATAACATTGCTGTTTATGCTAACCCAATCGATGTAACTGAGCTAACCTTAGCAGACTATATTCCTAATGTGGGCTGTATCGCTAGGGACTCTGTTCAGAGCACTGGTACGGATATTATCTTCTTGTCTGATTCTGGGGTTAGAAGCCTTCAGCGGGTTATTCAGGAGAAGTCCTTGCCTATGCGGGATATCTCCAAGAATGTACGGGATGAGTTGATGACTAGCGTGGCCTCTGAGACAGCGGCTAATATCAAGTCTGTCTACTATGACAGGGATGCTTTTTATCTTCTTAGTCTGCCGATTACTAAGTCAGTCTACTGCTTTGACATGAGGACTCCTCTGCAGGATGGTGCTGCTAGGGCTACCACATGGAGTGCTATAGAGCCTAAATCCTTTATTGTGACTAACTCCAAAGAGCTATACCTTGGTAAACCCGGATACATAGGAAAGTACTTTGGTCACACAGACAATGGGACTAATTATCGGTTTAGCTACTACACCAACTACTTCGACTTTGAGCAGCCTACCATAGAGAAGATCATGAAGCAGATTGGATTCGTGGTCATCGGAGGTTCTAACCAGAACGTAGCTGTTAAGTGGGGCTTTGATTATAACGAAAATTACTTTGCTTTTACGAAAAAGCTTGACACGGCGGTAGTTTACGAGTATAATATAGGAGAATATAATATTGCTGAGTTCTCAGACGGTATTGTCCTAGATAAGTTTAAGATACAGGCTGGCGGTACAGGGTCTGTTATGCAGATTGGACTAGAGGCTGAGATCAATGGTAACCCTATCTCTATTCAAAGGATTGACATCTATATTAAACAAGGAAAACAAGCATGAGTAATTATGTAAAAGCTACTAACTTTGCCGTCAAGGATGGCCTATCTACTGGAAACCCAGCCAAGATTATCAAGGGCACAGAGATTGATACCGAATATAATTCTATCGCCTCAGCTATCTCGTCCAAGGCAGACCTAAACAGTCCTACCTTTACAGGTACTCCAGCGGCTTCTACGGCCTCTGCAGGGACCAGCACTACTCAGATAGCTACCACGGCCTTTGTGACCACGGCTATAGCGGCTGCTACTGCTGCTCTGATCCCTTCAGGTATGATCATGATCTGGTCAGGCTCGGTAGGCTCTATCCCTGCTGGCTGGACGCTCTGTAACGGCTCTAACAGCACTCCAGACCTACGGGATAAGTTTGTTATAGGTGCTGGTTCAACCTATGCAGTCAACGGTACAGGTGGCTCTTCCTCTGTAACACCGTCTGGTACGATTAGCGTGACTGGTACTGCTCTTACTGAAGCACAGATGCCAAAGCACTTCCACTCTCTGCGTGGTCCTAATGGTCCGTTTAGTTCCACTGTTCCGTCTGCTACTGCGTCTGGTAGTGGTAACTACGGTGGTGGTACGCCTGATGACGGTACTCAAGCATACGGTACTAACTCTACTGGTGGAAATTCTGCCTCTGGTACGGCTGGTACAGGAACAAGCAACGGAGATACACACACCCACTCAGCTACATTTACTGGTACTGCAGGAACTGTTCTACCTCCGTACTATGCTCTTTGCTACATTATGAAGACCTGATGTACAAGTTTCCAGTAGTAAATAGACAAGAATATATAATGTACTTGGAGTTGTTTAGTAACTTATATTGGCTTCATACCGATGTGTTTAAGTGGTCAGCAGAAACAAAGAAACATTATATTCAAGATTTAAACCAGCTTCAATCACTACTTAATGCTCCTTTATATGGCTTAGTAGATAATGATAAGTTAGGTAGGTTTGGAGAGACTATCGGTTTTAAATTTATTAACACCATAGTAGGACAAGACGGTACTACTAATCAGATTTATATTAGGAGTTTATAATGGGCAAGGCTATTGGAAGTTTTATTGGAGACTTAACAGGGTCTAAGGGCCTTCAAGC